AATAGGGTCTGTTGTGTCTGTTCCAGAACTAGCAGTATAAGTTGTAGTCAAAACCCAGCTATCTGCTTCAGTTATCCCACCAGCTATTCCACTTACACCACTATCTGTAATCGAAATTCTTTCAACACCACCAGTTGAAAACTTGATGGTATTAGCAGAAGGGAAACTTACACCTGTATCAGCATCATCACCAGTAATAGCTGGTGCGGATACAGATCCAGCTACTCCTTTAATCGCTGGTGTTGTTCCTGATAGTTCTAAGCTCATAATTAAAGAATAACAAGAGTTGCACCAGTTGGCACGATTACTTCTTTACCTGTATTTATTGTAGGCGATACCGTCATCGCATTTTTACCAGACGTTAAAGTATAGTTTTCTGTAATAGTTTGACCTGTTTCGACAAACACCTGATCTGTACCTCCTCCAGTGGCTCCAGCACCTCCACCGATCTCTCCCCAACCTGTATTCTTATATCTTTCAAATCTGTTTTGATCTGAATTATATCTTAATTGTCCTACTGCTGCTGCTGGTTGACTAGATTGTCCAGGTTGCTGTGCATCCGTTCCAACTGGAATTTTTAAGAATCCAGTAGAGTTCATTGCTACATCACCTGTCATCGTAGGTGTTGCTGCTACAACATGACCTAAATTATCTAAACTGATATTTCCTATCGTTTTAAACGTACCAGTATCACCCGAAACTGCCGTTGCTATCTTTAATAAGTTACTTGAGGTATCAATATGAGGTTGATAAACAGCTAAGTTTGCTGCTCCTGATGGATCTCCACTAGCACTACTTAAAGTCCTTAATGCTGTAAATATTTCGTTAAGTTTTGTACGGACAGCAGCACCCGTTCCGTTATCAGTATTGTAATTATTACCCGTTACGCTAGTGGTCGATCCTGGTCTAGCCATTTTTAAAAAGTAACATTGATTTTATTGTACTATCCTTTTCCAAAACCGACAGCCGTATATGAGAAATTCTTACCAATCGAAGCATTAGAACTATTCTTAAAATCTATTGTAAATCCCGTTCCAGAAAGATTTGTTATTTCAAAATAATCTCCAGAAGCTAAGTTTTGTGCTGTTATATTTACTGATGGTAGATTACTGTTAGCCCCTAACAAAGCTGCCGTTCCAGTGAAAAATGTATTGTCAAAAGTATATGCTGTGGCTGCTGCACTTTGAGTGATATTTGTTTTTATCTCTTGTCTAGCCTCTATTTTAGCAGTATATCCTAATTGAAATACTCTAATATCTTGCTCTGGGTCGGTACTTGTAAGAACTGTTCTAAATTGAAAACCTCTTGCTTTAAATGTACCACTTGAAAAAGGTTCAAAAGATGTATAAGTAGGAGAACCAGAGGTAGGATCATCTTGTGTTCTTCGTACAAACAACTGAGCATCCACATCATTAGCCTCTGTTCCGTCAAAATTACCAGTAGTGGGGAAGGCAGATTGTCTTGCATCAAATAAATCTGATGGGAAGAAACCTTCAGTTTTAAAATGTCTTACTAAATCAAGACTAAATATAGCACCCAAATCTAAGGTATCTTTGAAATCATACGTTCCAGAAGGTGAGCTTCCTCCTATATCATCCAATGAAGCAACATTGTCAAATGTTCCTGCAATACTGCCACCAATATCATCAAACAAACCAACACCAGCCAAGTTAAGAGCATCTGTAGCTTCATCTACAGCAGTATTAACTTTTACACCTTGAAACTTGGGAGTATCTAAATCTTCCCTTCTTGTTTGTACTAATAAGCTAGTTGAAGTATCAGCAATGGTTACAACAGCACTTCCTTCTCCACTACTGAATCTGCCACCATCATCTTGAAACTTGAGAATGTATTCTCCAGTAATTGCAGGGACTACAGCTTCAGTTGAGTTTCCAGGTACAGCTTCTATTAAATCTACAGCGTTTTCAAAAGTACCAGTTCCATCGGTTCTAGAACTGTCATGTCTAATGTAAACAAATCCACCATGAGTAACATCGAGGTCAGTAGATTTATTCCATTTAAGACGTACAAATCCTCCTGTTTGTTCAGCACTTACTCCTGTAACATCTCCTGGTACAGCAGTCTTTCCAGAGAATGTTTTGGTAAGAGTAGAAGGTTCTGCTGATGTTTCTAGTGCTGCGTTTAAACTGAATACTCTAAATTCATAGTCACCTTCACTAGCATCAAATATTGTAAAGTCAGTTCCGTTAACAATAGTACTAACAAAGTTTCCATTATCTTTACGATATTGCACCTGATATTGACTTACACCTTGAACAGCTTGGTAATCAAGAATAATTTTTACTTTTGCTTTTTGATCTTCTACATAGAAAAACTGAGTTGCACTATCAATCGTAGGAGCATCTTTTAGTGCATTTAGTATCGTTACGTTTCTAACAGGTAAAGTTGATCCATCTTCAATAAATGCAAACTTTCCTGAGTTATAAGCCGTTCCAATAATTGCATAGTTGTCCTTATCTTCAGTCACACTTACAACTCTCCATTGAGAAGTCTGTAAAGTTGTATTTTGTAGAATCCAAATACTATTTGCATTAGGAGCAGAACTAAATGGAGTAGAAGAATCTATCGTAATTACTGCACCTAAGATCCCTGTTACACTCTTACTTTCTACCGATCCATCGGAAAGAATAACACTAAGCGTTGGACTGTTTGAAGCATCTAAATCTGTATCATCTGTATTATCTACAGTTACAGTCGTGGTTGTCGCTGATTTTATTCTGCCTCCTCTTCTTAGCCCTGCTCTTACTGGATCGCTTACTTCGATAACTTGCCCAGGTCTTACGATAACTCCTTCTGATAAACCAGTAGTAAAATTAATAGTTTCAGTAGAATTTTGCTCTTCAAATAACAAAAATCTTCCTAATCTTGCAGCTTGGCCTCTAGAACTACAACCAAAACCAGTAATTTTTTTATGTAAAACTCCATACTTATTTTTTGCTGCTACATCCTCTACAGTTTCAAAATCTAATTCTTGGTTTTCCATGTCAAAGTAAGACACAGAAACGACAGTTGCTCTTGTTTTTAAACTTGTACCAGAATAGCCAAAACCTCCAGAACTTATATTTGATAAATTAAATAGATAGCTAGGATCTGTAGGTCTATCCTGTGAAATCGTAAGAGATCCTGCGTTCCAATAACTTATGGATCTCATTATGGAAGTCAAAGAATTTACAACTTCGTAAGCATCTTGTCTTGCTTGAAGAATTGTATTGCAGCTAAATCTAGGTTCTTGTCCTCCTGCTCCATCATCTACTAGAGCAGAACAATAAACAGAAGCACTATAAAACGCATATTTATCTAGTTGAGCTTCAGTAATATGATCTCCTAATCCATATCTAACATTTGTTAAAAGATCAAATAATATCCAAGCTGGATCTGAACACCAGACTTTAGCTGTAGTAAGTGTTCCATTAAAGTTTCCCGTATAAGTTATTCTTCCTGTTGCAGCTTCTACAGTTCCGTTATGAGGTATTTTTATTTTTACTCCACGAACCTTATACATCCGACTTGGGACGGATGAAAATTGTTGTGAGTCAAACCTTAATGCTGCATGAGCAATGTCAGGATATGGTCTTTGCTCATCAATAATCTCAGTAAATCCTTGAAAGAAAAATTCATTTCTTAGTTTTGTTGCATCAGCAGCATCGGCTGTTACTCTTTCAACACTTATTGTTATAGGAAAATTAAGTCCAGTAGGAAGATCAATTCTATAATCTCTGTTATATGCTGAAGAACTTCTTCCCGTTACAGTATCATCTATGGGTGTTGTAGTCGTTCCATTATTTTGAATAATTTTTATTTTTAAATTTACAGTCGCTCCATTAACATCACCATTATCAGCAAAACTCTGAAGAGAGTTAAATCTTATCGTTGCTCTTATAGCGTTTACATTTGTGTTTGTTATCTGTCGTGATACTGGAGTACCATTTTCTACCTTGACCCCTACACCTGTCTCAGACTCAATATTAACAATACCAGAAATAAATGTTTGATCTGACGTTCCAAATCTAGGTTCAAATTCTACATCTTTAAAATTAAAGTCTGTTGGTTGAGTAGCAGTTGCATCGGCACTAGCTCTTAATACTGGAGTTTTTCCTAAATAAACGTCTTTTAATGCTGCTGTATTGTAATTAGCTGTACCTTTTGTAAATGCTGCTGCTGACGGAAAGCCTTCAATCTCTCCTTCACTAAGAACATCAACAATAGTTGCAAATTGTTTACTCGATAGGGCATCAGAGGGTAGCGAAGAATCTACTACTACATCATCTTCCGAGCGATTAACAATTCCCATTTATGCTGTACCTTTTATCTGTACTGTATCAATTCCTGCTGATACTACTAGAGAACCAGCAAATATTTCGCCATAGATTACAGGTAAAGCAGTTCCAGCCCTTGATGTATTCTGTACTCCACTAAATGAAAAGTTCATAGATTGTGGATCTTCAGAAACTCCTGGAGGTGTAGGAACAGGAGTGAGCATCTGTGCTGCTCCAGATAATGCTAAATAAATACCAAAGTTTCCTGCTGCTGCTGCTAATGTACCTCCTAGTCCTGCTCCCGTTGCTGCTGTAAATCCAAGTCCAGAACTACCAAAAAATCCTGTTCCAGATGCAAACGTACCAAAGCCTCCTGTAAATCCAACGGCTGCTACTAATGCCACCCCTGTTAAAACTCTTCCTAATTTATCCGAACCAGTGACTACAGGTATAATTTTAATTTCTTGTATTCCTGATGGGTTAAATAGTTCTGTCTCATCTATCTCATCTTTACCTACTTTTATCTTATAACTTTGTTCCATCATATGACGTTCTACACTTGGAAAATTAGCTAGTAAAAATCTTAAAGAATCTATTGGTGTAGAAATATCAGCGTCAAAACTACGTTCACCTAAAAAACGAGCTAATCTCCCATAAACTGTTATTTTACTAAGCATAACGATACCTCTTCTTTGTACATTTTATTAAATATCCATCGTAAGTTTCCCTACTACTCAATCTTTTTCTACAATGTTGAAAAACTGTTTGATCTCCTACATATAAAGCCACATGATCTAATTTGTCTTTAGTTCCTTTCATTAATAACACATCCCCCACTTGTAAATCTTCATTTTCTTCTAATTCTCTAAAGCCTGTTAGTGGTATTTTATCTTCAAATAATGGATTGTCTCTAAATTCTTCTGGAGTTTTTGGTGTTTGCCATTTTTTAAGTTTTATACCTTTGACCTGATCGAACCAGTCATAAATTAAAGTGCAGCAATCTTGGATTCCCCATACCCATTCTCTACCAATCAACCCATTCTTATACCCAGAAGGTTTAAATGAATACCATTGTTCTACTTCTGGATTAACAATATAGAAGGGTAAGTCTAAGTATTCACAACTTGCAAGATCAGCTTGACTAGGAGTTGGAGGTGCTTTGGGATGACTGTGAAATACAGCTATAACTTCTCCTTTATCTTCTGCTTTTACCCAATCATCAGGATCAATTATAAATTGATGATTCATGTCATCTGCTAAATTTTTGCAAGGAAAATACTTTTCTTTTCCTTTGTGAATTATTACAAGACCACACGCTTCAAAAGGTGAATCGTCTTTTGCGTGTTTAAGTGCAATGTCTTTCCAAGTCATCCTACAAACGTACCAATGCCAGGGAAAATATCTCTGGTTGCTATTCTTTTTGGTAATTTTACATTTACTAAATCTAATGCGGATATGGCTTCCCATTGAACAATATCTCTATTTTCACTAATTTTTCTATCTAAAAAGTAAATTTCTTTAGGAAATTCTGCTGACGGATCAGGTGTTCCATACGGATTTGTGTTGCCCGTAAAGTTTATAGCATCTAAATATCTAGCTAAAGTTCTAATTCTTGTTAATTTCGCACCATTTAAATCATTACCAACTGTTGTCTGGTTTACGTTTTGCATGATTGCAGTAAGCGTTCCAAAGATATTACTGACAGATATTGTTGGTCTTGGTAAAGTTCCTGTTCCTGTAAATTCAAATCCTTCACATTGAATAGGAAACCTTTGATATGTGTTGCTGTTCCATACAAGTTCACCATTAGCGTTCATATTTGAACCATTATGAAATCTATAAACTGTGGCTGATCCATGTAAATTTGCAATAAGTTCTAAAGTGAACAGTTCAATAATTGCTCCTGGATTTATTTCTTGTAATGCTGAAACTGGTACTGCCATTAGGGTTCAAATACCTGTTCAAAACTAGCTGTTATTCTACTTCTATCAGAATCAAACATTTCTCGATTAAAACTTCTGCAAATCCATTTGTAAGTTGTAGCTTCATCAGGTGGCGACCAATCAAAAGAAGTGCCATTTTTAGCTTCATTTTCTAAAAATGTTTCTATGGTGTCTGCGTCAGTATCATTGACATTGAAAGTAAGAGACCACACTTTTGGATCTTGGTTTAAACCAAAGGTTGTACGTTGCTGGTAGCCATCACCAAATTGTGTAACTCTAAGGTTTGGCTGACTACGTTTTGTAGCAGAGTATTGTGGATCGAAACTAGGAAAAGTAGCCATTAACGTACACTAGCGAGTAGCCCTCCAGGTCTTTGTTGTTTGATAAGTTCTCCCTGTACTGCAACAGAAATAAGAGTTCCAAGTTCTTTTGCTCCAGCATCATCACCTTGAACATCTGAACCTGATGCATCTACATTAACAACAACACTGGTACTACCGCCACCTACAAGTTTATTATTTGGTGTTATTGCTCCTGATCTTCCAGGTGTAAATAGTTCTGGTCCTTTTTCCCCTACAATAAATGATTTACCACTTCTTACAGGACCACCATTAGCTTTAAATATTCCAGCTATTGCACCAAATATTCCACCACCCTTACCTTTTGTAAATTCTCCAGCAGCACTACCAAACAATGCTTGATTTAATGCTAAATCTAAAAATCTATCAGCAACATTATTTAACAAATCACCAAGAGTAGAAGTTCCTTTAATTAATCCTTTGATCCCTTCTTTAATATCATTTCTTATAGTTTCATTTAATCTTTTAAATGCTTCTGCAACTTTATCTGTACCATCACCTAAGTCTTCTGTTAATTCAAGTCCTCTTTCTCGTTCTATATTATGTTGATGAAGTTGTTTTGTAATTTCGTCATATTTTATCTGTAACTCTCTTTGTAAATCTTTATCATTAGTTTCTATAATTGCTTTTTCAAAAGCTGCTTTAGTTTGTTTTTGTTTTTCAACTAATATTTTTTCTTCTGCATCAAAAATTTGTTCAACTTCTGCTAATGATTTAGCAAGTTCCTTATTAACACCAGTTTTCATTATTTCTGCAACTCTCGCATTTAAAGCAACTTCTTTTTCTTTATCTAACAATAAAGTAGAAGATTTAGTAGTTAATTCAGCAACTTCTGTTGCAACTTTTTGTTGTATTGCAAAAATTTGTTCTTCAATTTTTAATTGATCTAATAAAACTTTTTTTCTAGCTCCTGCTCCACCTTGCCCTCTCATACCACTAATTTGATTTCTTCTATCAACTAGACCTATCGCTGTAGAATTTCCTTCTGTTGCTGCTGCACCAACGATTCTAGTAGCTTCTCCTTCTTGAAGACCTTTTTGTAAACCAGTAATTCTTAAAATAAAATTAGCTAAACCAGCAGCAAAAGCTTGTAATTTTGTTAAAGCTAAAGAGAATTGAGTTCCTAATAACCTTGCACTTTCTCCAAATTGTTTTAAAGCAGCAACACCTCTTTCTCCAATACGTTGATTCATTATCTTCATAGCTGCATTAAAAGCTGCGGTTTTACCTTCAACCTGTTCTAACAATTTAAGTCTTGCTTCCTCTACAGAGCCTTGTAAACCTAATGATGCTGTAACAGCTTCAGTATCTCTTGCAAATGGCCCTATAGCTCTTCCTAACGCAGCAGTGCTACTAACTAAATTATCAACAAGAGAACCTAACTGAGTACCTACAAGAGATAACGCAAAGCCAAATTGTCCACCTAATAAACCACCAGCAGCACCACCCAAAGCACCACCAGCAGATGCACCAGCACCTTGACC